TGTCTTTCGGGTCGGTGGGCTCATCGCCCGTCACGTCACCAGACGTATCGGCATTGGGATCAATCACAACCGCCTCAGCTGGTGCAGAACCAGTCTCTCCGCCAGCTGTTTCACCTTCAGCAGCAGAGGTGTCAGTCGGGCTCTCGCCGGGCTCTTCATCACCTTCAGCCTGGTCTTCTGCAGGAGACTCAGCGTCTGGTGTGATACCAAAAGCCTCGTCCTCTGTTTGTGTTTTTTGCGGCATGTCTTTGCCGTTAAATGCAGACGAAAAATCTTCGCCGTCTTTCGCTTGCTGTACTTGAGTTGCCATGGTGTTTTCCTTTCAGGGGCAAAAGAGCCCTTTCGGGACTCATTACTGTCCTGACGTAAAAAAACCGCAATGAAGCGGCCTTGTCTTGTCAGGGGTTAGAGAATCAAATCTTTGGTATATCCAGGCCATCATCGGCCAGCACACTGCGAATCGCATACACCTGCTTGATAGCAGCTTGCAGCTTGATCAGGCCATCCAGGTCCACATTCACCAGGTCTAGCACATAGCTCTTGGCCAAGTCGTCCAGCATCTCAATCACTACGCGAGAGCAATCGCTCCCCGCGTACTGGCGCACCGTGCGTGTCGCCTCAATCAGGCGCTCTTGCATCAGTAGGGTCTCGTCTTTTTTCATTCGATGGCCGGGGTTTCAATACCGGCATTCATGCCAACCGCAGCGCCCGGCGCCTGCAAATCTGGCGCTGTAACCGGACCAGCTTGCGGCGCAGCAGCCTGCGCTGGAAACATCGGATTCGTGTTTCCAGGCATTGCCTGTTGATCTGTCTGCACCGGTGGCCCACCCAATTGGGCAATCGACGGATCAGGGGTTGCATCCTTCCAGCCAGAACTGCGCAGAATCTCATCTCCGGCTGGGGCAATATGCGGGCTACTAGTGGCCACGCCACCTGCTTGCAGGGCGCTGTAGACCGCTTCCACCTTGGATGCTGTGGCCTTGGCCAGGATAAGCTCCACTTCGGCGCCAGCTTTAGCCGCCTGAGCGGTCAACAGAGCGACCTTTTGCTGCAGTTCAGCCATGGTCAATTCCATCTGTTTCTGCTGCAGCTGTTGCTGTTGCTGGATTGCACCGTTGTTTTGCTCGGCCGCCACTTCATCTTCGGTCTTGATAACATCGCTCAGTTCATGCGCTTCGGCGCGTTGGCGCAGCAGCTTGTCGCGTTTGATGAATGGCGCGTCCATCGGGTTCGCCACCATGGCACTGAAGTTGTCCAGTTGCTGGGCTCGCACCTCGCGCGCCACCAGGCTGGCCGTGCCGCGGGCTTTCACATCAAAGTCACCCTTGATGCTGTTGTCCGGGTGAAACTGCATGTTCCAGCGGTACATCGCGCCAATGAACGACTGCGTCACACCCTCGTCCCAGTTGCTGATCAAATCCTTGATCATGATGTTGGCTGCGCCCATCAGCATGCTCATGCCAGATGCCGTTCCAGCAGCGCCCTGAGACATGTTCTCGCCCGTCATGTAGCGCGGAATCGCAGACACCTCGTCAGCATTGTTCTCAAAGCGGTCAGCCAGGCCAGCCAGGTCATTCAACCTAGACGGCAGCTCAATCGCCCGAATCGCCGCAGCACCTGGGCTGGTCGCATTGCGGTAGAAAATCTTCCAGGGTTCAATCTCGGTGGCATTGGTCATGTTTGAAAGCAAGCCAGTGGTCACCTCCAGCATGGCGCCTGACGTGATGGCCGCGTTGTCCAGCATCAACCGGGTCGATGCATTCATCATCGTCTGGTCGTCACGCATGACCGAACTCAAGCCCTCGCCAAAGATCGAAGTTTCGTCTTTGTCAAAGTAGTAAATGTGGTACGGCCAGGTCACACCATTGATCGGCTGCAACACCGCCTTGATCACTGTGCCATTGGGTAACAACCAGACGTTCGAGAAAAAGCTCTCATGCAAGCGGTCGTCATCAACCTTAACCCCTACCTCGCGTAAGTCCTCGCCCGTCAACCAGCCCCAGCGCTCCAGCACCTCAAACTTGCCGCCGTTATCGCCCTGCTTGGTCAACCGGTCGCCAATCAGCTTGAGCTGGGCATCAATCAATTTCTGCGTCACCTCTCCGGTTGGATGCGACTTCAGGTAATCAATGATGGCCTCGCTGTTGAACGACTTACGCTGTGCCAAATCCGCCAGGTCAGAGTGCATCATCTGATGGCGCTCGTAAACATAGCGGCAGGTCTCCAGTGAATCAGCGCCCATATCTGGGTAAAAGCGCCACAGAGGCACGTAATCCACAAAAGGAACCACGTAACTCTCGCTCTTCTCAACCCACCTGCCGTTTTCTTTGACAAACTTGCTGCGGATACGACGCTCAACCAATGGGCCTTTGAGCACACCGGTGCCATACAAATGGCCAGAATGCACCACCTGCTTGCAAATCTGCTTGTAGCGAATCTCGCTAAGCTGGTCATCAATGACCTTGCTCATGCCCTTTGAGGCATCCTTGCACAGCTTCAGCACCGCATCGTCCACCATCTGCTTGGTGATGTGTGGTGTTGGCATCTGCTGGCCTTGGGCCGCCATCGCTTTAGCCTGCTGCTGCATTTGCTTGATGATGGTCTGGCGCTCCTCTTCCGAGACGCTTGGCACCGGTGTAGTGTCAACTTCCCAGTTCTTGTCGCTGCCAGCCGGGAACAGCAAATCAGCCACCCGGCTATCAGCCGTCTTGACCTTCACGCGCGTCTTGCGCACAAACGCCTTGGAGCGCTTGGGACCAATCAGGGCAATCACTTCAGGGTCATATTGGCCCTTGTACTGACGCAAATCCTTTAGCCAGCGCTGCTCGGTCTCATAGCGATCCCTCTCGGCCTGGGCAAACTCCTGCAGTAGGCGTGGAGCAAGCCCGTCCAGCACAGTCTGGAACTCCTGGCCGGAGAACACCTCTTGTGCCGCAATCGCGTACTGCAAGTCTTCGCTCATGGCTTACTTTTTCAGCGGATTGATTTTGATGCCTGAAGAGGGCTTGTAATCCTTGCCCTCCCAAATCATCTTGATCTGCTCGGCCGAACTTTTTGGCACTGAGTACATTGCACCAAACGTATTGGGCTTGTCCAGCTCGTCAAGGGTTTCCGTCTCATTTGCTGGCTCGACATAGTCTTTGCCTTGCACCACATACTTCAGCTGCTCAAGCGCGCCCTTTGGCATGGGTAATTTGCTACCAAAAGTATTGGGCTTGATTTCAGGCTTGATTTCGGGCTTAGCTACAACCGGATTCTTGGCAGCTCGATCCTTGGCAGACTCACCCAATGGCTCCACAACAGCCGCCACCGGCTTGGCAATCACTTTCTCTGGCGCCTTCACAATGGTCTCTTTGACCACTGCAACCGGCGTATCGGCCATGGCTTTGTCTGCAAATTGCTCTTTCCATGCATCCGACTCGCCCTCAGCCTCTGCGGCCTTAGTCATTTCTGGCGTCACCTGCGGGTCTTTGGGTGACTCTGGCATTTGAGCTTTCACGTCAGCCTCGGTCGGGTCAGCAGCAGGCTCAACCTTTGGGCTTTGCATAGCCACCAGGTCAGCATCTGAATTGCGCTTGTCCTGAATTGCGCCACTAGCATCTCGGTAACGCAAAGACGCTTCGCTCTTTGGGTCATCGATGTTCCCGGCTGTCAGACGATCCCAGGCCTGCTGGAATGCGTTGCGGTCAGAATCTACTTCTTGGGTTGTTGCCATGATGTTTCCTTAATATCCTGCGCTGGTTGCTGCTGGTTTGGACGCCTCTCTGGCGCCTGGTAAATAATGGTCTCTGAAAGCCATAGGTTCGGCAAAAGTCAAGCTTAATGCGTCTGCACCATCCGGGCTTCGCACCTGGCGCTTGGCCATGTCTTCCTTCTTCTCCAGTAGCTTGCGGCCGTTGGAGCTCACTTTGGGCTGAGGAGCGGTCAAATCACTGATCAGCGCCGCGTTGTTCGGCACCCGGCAAGGCTGATCAGCAAACCAGTCTTTCATGGTCCACCAAATCTCAGCCCGTTTGTTCTCAAAGCGCTCATGGTCAGTCGCTCGGGTCGCGTTGTTCACGCCAATCACTGGCACACTAAGCTCCAGCAAGCGGTCATACACGCCAGCGCCCAGGCCACCCTTATCGACAAAAATCATGTCGGGCTGCATGTCGCGGTTGTATTCAGACAACAGACCAGCAATCTGCATGGTGTTCAAGCCACTGTGATATTCCAGCCTGAAGCACACCCGGCCACGCCTAAAGGCAATCGCTGTTCGATCAGCGTCATTGACGCCATCACCGGCCGGGTCACAGCCGATCACCAGTGGGGCATTCATGTCCAGATACTTGCTATTCACCGCGGCCATAACATCATCTGGCGAGATCAGCGAATTCCCAACAGCCATCACAAAAGCATCAGCAGCGCAGTTTGGGAACTCCTGGTCAAACAGATAAGCATGACCATCGCCATACGAGGCAATCTTGTTTCTACGCCACTGAAGCTGCAGATCGTCAAGGCCATAGACCTCTGCTAACTGCTGCTCTTTTTCGGTGCGCTTGAAACCCTCTGTCGTGAATGTTCGGTACTCATCGTTCCAGAACCACGGGGTGAAAATCGTGATGAAGTCACCGTTACCAGCTTCAGCCGCTTGCCACAACTGGTGAAACCCGTTACCAATCCCATTAGCAGTGGACTCGATCACGAACTCCGTGCCATCCACATCACCCAGCGTGTTACCCAGCCCGGCCAGGTGCTTTTGCGGGTTACGCCAGAAGCCGTATTCTGAGCCATGGATAAGCTGCGCCGTGTTGCCGCGGCCAACATCATCCGTACCTGCGCTGGCCAGCTTGTAGCCAGCGTCAAGGGCTCCA